ACAGCCTAGAAAACGGGATTCTTGTTAAAAATGCTTAATCGAATACAGTTTCCAATCTACCACTTGGGCCAAGACAAACCGACCAAAGAGGGTACTCGTTGGTACTACCACTATGAGATCCACCACAAAGACGGTGAGATCGACCCTAAAATTGTAGTGGTCGACGACACCAGTGTCGAAGGCAGTTCTCTTGCCATGAGGAGATTGCAGCTCAAAAATAGTGGCGTACAACTGGCAAAGCTAAAACACGCCGTGTTTTTCTTGGGAGACATGATCAAGTTGAGCAGGGGTGGCACCTGGTTCATCGACAGCGAAGGCACAGTGTTTGAGTACCGTAAGACCAAGAGGGTTCCACTGGTATTCAAGCCAATTGGTCAAGTCTTACCAATGAAGACGGGCGGTGCAATTGTAGAAGTTCAGGGCATTGGAACAAGATTCAAAGTTTTGCACGCGCCAAACCAACACACAAAATATGCTGGATTGTTATTGGTGGGTACTGGTTATTTGCTGTACGGTTTGTATGAAGACAAACTGCCGGACACGGTAAGAATGGTATGACAACGGACAAACCCAAAGCAATAGTAAGCAATCGAATATACTTTAAACCCAGAGACCATGACCACCTAAAACAAATCATGGAGGCCTTGACCTATCGTATCGAAATGAAAGGCGGCAATAAGGGCAAGACTAAAAAGATTGAGACTATCAAGAACTACAAGGTGTTACCCAAAGACATTGTTAGTGTGCCACAGGGTCGATTGGACCTCATACCAGAAGGGTATGAGGTGTTAGACAAGCGTGTAACTCACGAAGTTCCCTTTCCTAACCCACGTTTTCCTCTGCGCGACAGTCAACAGCCAATATACGATCAGATAGACGATACTTGCTTTATCAACGCCCTAGTGGGCTGGGGCAAGACTTTTACCGCACTACACTTGGCACGCAAACTGGGTCAAAAAACACTGGTAATCACACACAACACCTTTCTACGAGACCAGTGGGTAGGCGAAGTAGAAAGCTTATACGGTCTAACACCTGGTGTGATTGGCAGTGGTGAGTTTGATATTGAAGACCACTTTGTGGTAATTGGCAATATTCAAACTGTTACCAAGCACATGGCTGTATTGAGCAAAGAGTTTGGTACAATCATCTTAGACGAAGCACACCATGTGCCGGCCGATACTTTCAGCAGTTTGATAGATGGCATGTACAGTCGTTATCGTATTGCACTGAGTGGTACAATGGAGCGTACTGATGGCAAGCATATAGTGTTTCGTGACTACTTTGGCGATAAGATTTATAGACCACCACAGGCTCATACCTTAAATCCGGTCGTAAAGATTGTCAACACAGGTCTTCACCTAAAAAACGATGGCACTTGGGTAGAAAAGATCAACCACCTACTATACGACGAGGACTATCAGACCTTTATTGCGTCGATGGCTAAAATACAGATCAGTCACGGGCATAGTGTGTTAGTAGTAGCAGACCGAACCGAGTTTTTAGAGAAAGTAAAGGACAAAGTTGGAGAAAATTGCGCGCTTGTTACAGGGTCCACAACATACGAACAACGTAAGGACATCATCGAAGAGCTTGAGTGTGGCAAAAAGGTGTGCGTTGCTGGTTCCCGCCAGATCTTTTCCGAAGGAATCTCTGTCAACAGACTTAGTTGCGTTATCCTGGCCGTGCCCACCTCAAATCCAATTAGCTTAGAACAAATAATTGGACGAATCATGAGACTACACCCAGACAAACCCGATCCAGTGGTATTAGATATAGCATTTGCCAGTGGACCAGAACGCCGTCAGGCAGCACTCAGACTTGGTTTCTATATGGACAAGGGCTGGGCAGTAGAGAAGCTGTAAGGCAAAATAAATTTTGACTTGCACACACAAAGTAGAAATGCTATAATAGTTGTTCTTAAGGCAAATAATGGCTTTATTTTTTAATTTGGAGATTTTAGAGCGGGAAGCTGCAGGTGACCCAGATAAATTCCTAGCACTGCTTAACTATCATCACCGTGGCAGCATCCCCTCTAAATCTACATCTAAATATAAACCTAGTAAATCATCGCTTAAAGGTACCAGTTACATACTGAATCCTGATCCTGTATTGAACCTAGAAAACATAGACCCTGGTTACAGAACACAATACATAAGACTGGCAGGAAGGCGTGACTGGTTCCTCTATAAAACACATAGCGTAATAACACTAGACAGATCGTTCTTTCCTGATCTCCTCTTGGAGAAATTGAAAAGAAATCCATTATTAATTATTGAAACCAATCTAATCAAATTTAAATACGAGGAAATTTACAATGGCTCTAAAGTTTGGCGAAACCAAAGGCAAGGCAGTTAAGAAGTCCGTTGAGGCTTATGAGTACAAGGAGGGCGAGAATAGTGTCCGTCTAATCGGTGGTGTGTTGCCACGATATGTGTACTGGCTGAAGGGCACCAACAACAAGGACATTCCAATCGAGTGTCTCGCTTTTGATCGTGAAAAAGAGAAGTTTACAAACTCAGAAGTGGACCATGTTCCTGCTTATTTCTCTGACAAGAAGTGCAGCTGGGCTTACTCAATCAACTGTATCGATCCCAAGGACGGCAAGGTCAAGGCTCTTAACCTGAAGAAGAAGCTGTTTGAGCAGATTCTTAGTGCGGCCGAAGACCTGGGCGACCCAACCCACTACGATGATGGTTGGGATGTTGTATTCAAGCGTAGCAAGACCGGACCTCTGCCATTTAATGTAGAGTACAATCTGTCAGTATTGAAGTGCAAGCGTCGCGCATTGACAGCAGATGAAAGGGCCTTGGCAGATAAAGCAGAAGACATTGACTCAAAGTTTCCTCGTCCCACACCAGACGAAGTAAAGGCTGCGCTAGAAAAGCTAGTGGCCGGTGCTGCTGAAGACGAGAGTGTAGATCCAGAATCTATTAAAGAACTAGGTTAACAAAAAGCCCCTAAGATATAAACCTCTTAGGGGCTTTTCTCACTGAGGAACTATGAAAATACTATTTACTGCGGATTTGCACATTAAACTAGGTCAGAAAAACGTTCCAACAGACTGGGCTCGTAATCGATACGAACTCATGATGGACCAGATGTGGGAACTGCAAAAAGAATGTGATTTAATGATTGTTGGTGGTGATGTATTTGACAAGCTACCCAACATGGAAGAGCTAGAAATCTACTTTGATTTTGTGGCCAGCTGCCGTATTCCTACCTATATTTACAGTGGCAATCACGAAGCAGTCAAGCGTAATACTACTTTTTTGACCAGTCTTAAAACAGTTACTAACAAGATCAATGAAAGTGTGGTCGTTGTTGATGACTACTACAGTGACCAATTTGTAGACATTATACCCTACAACCGGCTAAAAGACTTTGAAAAAGATCCTGCCAGCTTTGTACGTAAAAATCGTATACTGTGCACTCACGTTAGAGGAGAGATTCCACCACATGTTAAACCCGAAGTTGATTTGGAAATCTTTGACCAGTGGGACATGGTTCTCGCCGGTGACCTTCACAGTTACGACAATTGCCAGCGTAATATTCTTTACCCTGGTAGTCCCGTTACCACTAGCTTTCACCGTGGTCTTGTCGACACCGGCGTTATTATTGTGGATATTGATACTCTCAGTCATGTTTGGAAGAAGATAGAAGTACCACAATTGATACGTAAGACTGTCAAAGCAGGCGAGCCAATGACTGCCACAGACTACCACCACACAGTGTATGAAGTTGAGGGCGACATGAGCGAATTGAGTGGTGTAGAAGATAACGAATTGATCGACAAAAAGATTGTTCGTCGAGAAACCGACACAGCGCTCATCCTGGCCCCAGAACTAACGCTGAGTGAAGAAGTGGGTGAATACTTGCGTTATGTATTAAACTTAAATGAAGACGCAATAGAAAAAGCATTAAAGGAACTAAGAGACAATGAACATAAACTCAACTAATGCCGTCGTATTTAGTCAAGAAAATTGTATGGGTTGTAATATTGCCATATCTCTACTAAAAAGAGAAGGCTATACAGTAGAAGTACGCAAGATTGGCGGCGATAGTACTTGGACTAAACAAGACCTATTAGAACTGGTACCAGATGCCCGCAGTGTGCCTCAAATCTTTGTTGGTGATTACTATGTTGGTGGGCTGCCTCAACTAAAACAGTTCTTGGGGTGTCAATGATCATCCTGAAAAAGATGAAGTGGAGCAATCTCTTTAGTTATGGTGAAAATAACGAACTAGATTTTTCCAGTTCTCCACTAACGCAAATTGTAGGCAAAAACGGACACGGAAAGAGTAGTATAGCACTTATCTTAGAAGAAGTACTATACAACAAAAATTCTAAGGGTATTAAAAAGGCAGACATTCTAAATCGTAATGTAAAAGCCAAGAACTACTCTATAGAACTGGAATTTGACAAAGCTGGCAGTAATTATGTTGTCAAAACAGTACGTGGTACCACACAAACTGTTAAATTGACGTGTGACGGCGAAGACATTAGTAGCCATACCTCTACTGCTACCTACAAGACTGTTGAAGAACTCGTCGGGTACGATCACAAGACATTTTGTCAGATTGTTTATCAAAGTAGCAGCGCTAGCTTAGAATTTTTAACAGCAACCGATGGCAACCGTAAAAAGTTTTTGATTGACTTACTCAACTTGACAAAGTATGTAGAGTTGGGGGACGTATTCAAGGACTTGGCTAAGGGTGTTGACAATGCTGTTACTACTGCAAATGCAAAAATAGCAAGTTGTGACGACTGGCTAAAGAAATACCGAGCTGCTGACTTGACCAAACAAGAGGTACAACCAGTACCAGATCAGCCAAAAGAACTGGAAGAAACCTGTCAAGAAGTCAGGGACAGTTTGCGAGATATAGAGTCAAAAAATAAAACTATTGTACAAAACAACAAGTACAAAGAGCTGTTGGAAGGTCTGGTAGTTAAACCTGTCGGCGCAAAACCCGGTAGTCAAATACCCGAGTATACTCGCGAAAAAATTGAATTGGCTAAAACTGTCAAAGATTGTGACGGCTTTATTTCCAAGATGGGTAAGCTGGGTAGTGTATGTCCTACGTGCCTACAGGACATTGACAAGCACAAGATTGATAGTCTATTAGAAGAGCAAAGGTCTTCCAAGAGCTATGCTAGTGTCAGAGTTCAAGAACTCGAAGCCCTGATCCGAAATTTAGAAGTCGAGGTCAAAGAGTGGGAAAAGCTCAACGAAACCAAAGAGCTCTACGAAGAATACCATGCTCTGTATGATCCCAGTATTGCTAGTGAAATACTGGATAAAAAGACTCTGGAACAAACTATTAAGTCTACAGAACTCTCTATACAGCAAGTAAAGGATACCATCAAAAAGATCGCTGACAATAACAGTAAAGCAATTGCTCACAATGCAAAAGTTGAAGTTATTTTAGGTCAGCTAGAAGAGATGGAAGCCGGTCTAGTCGTACACAGAAACGAACTAGAAGAAGCTAGTGCCAGACTATCTACACTGCAAGTATTGGTGAAGACATTTAGCCCTACGGGTTTGGTGGCTTACAAAATTGAATGCTTAGTAAAGGACTTGGAGTCTACCACTAATGAATACTTGGGTGAACTAAGTGGCGGCCGTTTTCAGCTAGGATTTAGAATTGCAGGCAGTGATAAATTGAACGTAGTTATCACAGACCACGGCAAAGACATTGAAATCTTGGCACTGAGCGGCGGCGAAAGGGCCAGAGTTAATGCAGCAGCACTACTGGGTATTCGTAAGCTGATGCAGAGTTTGAGCAATACACGCATAAATCTGCTCATCTTGGACGAAACCATCGAGAACTTGGATCTTGAAGGCAAGGAAAAGTTGGTAGAAGTGTTGTTGCGAGAAGAGTACCTAAACACATTTGTTATATCACACGGCTTTACTCATCCTCTCCTAGAAAAGATCACAGTGGTAAAACAAAACAA